GAAAGTTATTATAAATGAGCAGGAACTTTACTTCGCGGGAATAAACAGCGTTTGGGGAAAGGTAGTAGGCGATAAGATTAAGCCCGTTGGAGATGGTATTTGGTGCGAGTTAATCATAGATGATAACCTTTACGAAGGAGATGTTCAAACTAAGTTATACCCCGAAAGAGTTGGGCAGTTATTAAGAGTAGTTTCTACAAATGAAATATCTAATTCGGTAGGGATATATGATGGTGACTTAGTTCTTACAGTAACCAATGCAGGTGCGGAGGTAACGGATATTGGGCTGTTCTATGCGAAGATAATGAATATCATTGCAAAGGTTGTCGATGGAGAAGTGACACCGTTAGCCAATAATTGCGTAATTAAAGAGAATGAAATAAGTAAAGAATGGTGTGGATTAATGGTTAGTCAGCATCATTGGAGTAGATTTAACACAGGTACAGTACTTAAAAGCAATATCGGATACGAAGGTAGAGAGGTTACTTACATACATTCGATGCACAGTAGGTTAGTGTATAAAGATGTGGTGTATTGTATCGCTGAACGTAGAAATTTAATATTTATAAATTGATAAAAATAGCAATAAGAATTTAGTAAATTTAATTGATAAAAATAACAAATGAGCAAAAAACAACTTAAAAAAATATCGAACCTAAAAAAGAGAATGCCGAGCAAAAAGAAACGCAGAGCCTATTACAAACAATTTAATCTAAACAATAATAAATAAATCATGGTGAACGTAGAAATACACAACAGTAAAAAGAACAGAGAACTTCTGTTAGAAGGTGCAAATGCCGTTGCAGATGCCGTAAAAGTAACAATGGGTGAAATGGGGAAATCCGTTACCATAGAATATCCTAACGGGTACTATCTACAAACGTCAGATGGTTACAGAGTAGCTTCCAATATTACTTTCTCCGACAGAATGAAAGGTCTTGGCGCATCGGCTATCAAAGAAGCCCCTGCAAGAACAGTTGAAACAGCAGGAGATGGAACAACCTCTGCAACAGTAATGACACAGTATCTTATGAATAAAGGGCATGAGTTACTTAATAATGGTGCTAATCCCCACGACCTTAAAAGAGGAATGGATATGGCAGTTATTAAAATTACAGAAGCCCTTAAAAAGTTAGCCATACCTGCAACGAAAGATGGCTATCCTATTCAAGAAAAGGTATCTCAAATAGCAATGGTTTCCGCGAGAGGGGACAAAGAAGTAGGCGGTATCGTTACGGAAGCTATTATGAAAGTTGGTAGCGATGGAATGTTTGACGTAGAAGATTTCTTAGGAGGTAAAACCTGTATCGAAACAACGGACGGGGTGCTTGTAGATAACGGATACCAATCACAACTATTTATCACAAACTACCAACGTCAAAGATGTGAACTTGATAATCCTTATGTATTGCTGTACGACAGAACAATTACCACGTTCCGACAAGTTCTGCACTTAGTAAAAGGTGTAATGGAAGAGGATAGGTCATTGCTTATATTCTGTGATAGCGCAGAGGACGAAGCATTAGCCACGTTAGTAACAAATAAGATGGGCAACCCGCAAAATCCTTCTGCAAAGAAGTTAAAAGTTTGTGTTGTTCGTTGTCCTTCATTTGGAATTGACAGAGAGAACATCATGCACGATATACAGCACGTTGTTGGTGGTTTGTTTGCGTCTGCCGCTTCGGGTACAAATATCGAGAAAATGCGTATCAAAGACTTAGGTCAAGCAAAGAAAGTTGTTGTTGAAAAGAACAGAACATCTATCGTTGGTGGTGCAGGTGATTACGCTGAATTGCAAATGAGAATTGCAGACCTAAGACACCAAATGGGGGAAACAAGTGACGAAAAATCAAAAGGTGAGTTAAAGTATCGTATTGCTAAACTTACAGGTGGTGTTGCTTTGATTAAAGTAGGTGGTAATTCATCGGTTGAGATTGGGGCTAAAAAAGATGTTGTAGATGATTGTCTAAGGGCTGTGCGTTGTGCCTGTGATGAAGGATATGTCACAGGTGGTGGTGCTACATTCGTTAAAATAGCAAACTCGTTTGGAGGTTTTACATTGGATAATGAAAGTGAAACGGCAGGTTTTAAATTAGTGATGGATGCTATCGAACAACCTTTCATGCAGATATTATCTAATGCAGGTATCAGAAAAACATTGAGGTTTTGGGAACAAGGTCAAAGCATTGACAAGTTGGCATTCGAGGTTGCTATTTCGGATACAAACATTGGGTACAACGTAAAGACAGGGCAATTAGAAAACCTTATTGAAACAGGTATCATCAATCCTGTTAAAGTAGAGAGATGTGCTATTGAGAACTCTGTAACCGTTGCGGGGATGTTCTTAACAAGCGGAGCAACGATAATTCAGGGCGTAACCTATAAATAATTTACTATGAGTAAAAAATTAAATTTAATCGGACTAAAGTTTGCGCGACTTACCGTAATAGAGTATGCGGGAATAACAAAAGAAAGAAATTATAAGTAATATGCTGAAATCATTTAAAGAAATATTGGAGGGGAAACCTTTTCTTGACGATAAGGGAGTATCTGATTGCTTAGAAGCATTCGAGCAATACTTCGCCCAAAAAGGAATACCACAGCCGTTGTGGAATCTATTTATCATAGAGCCGTTAAGTAGTGAAAGTACTATGGGAGATATTATCATGCCACAAAACATGAATTTTAAAGACCGCTACGGAATTGTACGGGCGGTTGGAGAAGATGAAAAGAAAATTAAAGTAGGTGATAAGGTTATGTATTTCGAGGGGTCGGGAGAGCCTATCGACTTCGAGGTAGATAACGACATTAAGACGTTCTTAATAATTGACCGTACCGATTTAAAGGCAGTAGTTTAGTTTAGTTTAGTTGGGAATCCCCCGATAAGAAATTGTCGGGGGATTTTTTATGACTTCAACGTAGGGCTACTTATTATATATTGTAAGTCCAAAGCAAACCATTTAGAATACTCCGAACTTGGATACTCAAACAAACAATAGAAATATCGTGAGCGCATTGGATTACCCTCAAACTTAGCATTAGGTAGGTATTGTGGCGCAGGCGGTGATGCTAATATGTTTGGAGTGTGTTCATCTCTCCCTACTTCACTATAATAAACATTCTCAATATCTCTAAAGTTATCGTAATTGATAGTTGTTACCTGTCCTTCTGGGGAAGTTATCGTTACCGACATAGGTTTCAACCCTCGTTGTTTTATTGCCAATATGACTTTTACCGCTTCGGGGACATCATTAAGGTAAACTCCTATAAATGATGATTGCTGTTCTCCGTAGAAGTAGTTTTGTTGTAACGAATTTGTGTTGTGAGTGTATAGTTTTCCCGCTTTGAACGAAAGAATATCAACTCCTGTTTGCCCTATGTAATCCCCTTTAAAACCATATTGAGATGTGAACATATTAGCCTTTTCATTAAAAGCTATCGTACAACCTGCGTATGATAGGTTAGAACCGTAAGTGAACGGTGACACCATTAAGATATACTCTCCAAAACGAACATCAAACACTCCAACACAATTTACTTTTGTAGTTGCTTTTAATATTTTTTGGCAAAGGTCGGCAAGGAATATCCTTATACCCGATTCGGTTGAAATATCTACCAATCCATCTTGAGACAGTCTAATTATCGCTGCTCGGTTTACGTCAAGGAAATATTTGTCATTAGCAAAGAACGCTAAACTTTCAGGGTGATTTCCAATGCCGAAGTCTTGTAGGTAATAACCTGTTTCCTGTTGTTTAGACAACACTTTTTCGCTTGTTGAATAGAAAGATACCCCCGTAGTAGGATTCGCCACCATTTGTTGAAAAACAAGTATCGGTAGTACCTTTAACTGTTGGAATCCGATTAACCTTTCGTTTTGGTAAAATAACCTTTGAAATCCTCCGAATTGTTGGGAGTATTCCTCAAAGGAAACATCGTAAACAGTAGATAGACCGTTGATATTTGTGTTGGGTAGTATCATCTCGGAGTAACGAACCATTGCGGTGTTTACGTTACGTTTAGCATCGTTGTCGATTTTATTTGGTCTGCCGTAATCCCATGCCTCGCTGTTGTACATATTACTTGCGTTCATACACTCTGTGTAGTCTTCAAGCCTTTCAACTCCTATAAATGTTGGAGGTGGTGTACGATAAGGCATATCTGTTAATCGTCTAAAACAATCACCGCTTGTAAATTCTTGTTTGGAGCATTTCACAACTATTGCCGAATCGCTTCCGTTCCATGTCCCCGAAATAATATCAACATTATCTACATCAAATCTATCGCTTGATATAGTTGTAATTGTACAATAAAAATTAAAATTAGCTGAAACTACTTTAATATCATCACCTACCGTAAAATCTGCTGTTGAATCTGCAATCATTTCTACACCTGCTATTGAGCCTCCACTATAATTAGTATGGTTTGCAATACAAAACGCTTGTGATGTAAAAGCCTTTCCGTTATCTTGGGGGATATGTATAGCATTTCCATTAGTATCTAATCCAATCGTTCCACGCTCTCCTACTTCAAACACTAATTCATTATCGTTGGTAATATCCCTTGCAGGGGTGTAAACCTCGAATAAATTTTGCTTAGTACCATCTAAAGATAATGGCATACTTGGTGATACTTTTACCGCTAAAATACCATTGAACAATCCAACCGTTTCGTTGTCGTTAAACGGATAGTATGCGCTAATAGTAATCTCGTCCTCTCTTTCGGCAATTATCCTTACTCTGTCTCCCTTAGTCCAATCATACACTAATTGACTTGCCCCGTTTTCAGTTTTATAAATATCGGTTATGTTACGAATGTCAATCTGTAACTCGTATTTATCAGGATCGGTTGTTGTTGGTTGTCCGTTTACATCTGTGTAATACATCTGTTGTGAGATGAATTGCGTATAACTTGAAATCGCTTGGTTTTTACTCCTTACAATCTCATATCCTGTTGCGTCCTTTGGCGGTTTGTTGTAAATCCAACCAAATACAGTAGGGATGTATCGTAAATAATCGCTTGGTGATGTGTATCCTTGTTCTGTTATAAAAGGAATGAATAATCTTGTACCATAAACCCCAATTTGCTGTAACTCGGTGGTCTGTCCTGCCGTTGTGTTCGTATCTCCTAATCTACCTCCGTTAAAATAGTAAACTATCCCATATTGGTATGTCCCGCCCGATTTTAAATACGACCTTTTAGGGTAATGTCTGTTCTCTGCATATTCATCTACTAATTGGTCGTAGGTAACAGGTAAACGTAAGTCAATCTTAACCGCATCTACCCCCTCTGCACCATTAGCATCGGCAATTCTATTCTTAAAATCTTCTAAACATTGTTCGTAATAAAATACGAAGTCCATTAGTTGATTCTTCTTGTCTAATGAGATTGGAATATAGTTGGCATCGTTAAGGAAAATATAATCGTAGGTTGTATCGTCTGCGATATTCAGTTTGTCTTTATCTAACTCAATGATTAACGCAATATCAGACAACGCCCCATCTGCGCTATCAGTCATCCCTATTTCATGTCCATAGATACGAATCTTGCGTACATCGTGGCTTCCTGTTGGGACGGTAATGGTAATCTTATTATCTTGAAAAACGAAATCTTCTCCGTAACCTGTCTTTATATTAGCAATAGTTTTTGGGAGAATGTAGTCTGTCTTTTTAGATAAAACACTACTCTGTTTATCCTTATACCCCCAATCTAATTGAAATTGAAATAGTTTTTTGAATAGGTTGTTTATTTTAGGATACAAAACATCTCCTAATGATTTTATTGTAATATTAGTTGGGCTTCCACCCGATGTCCGTAAAATTGAAACATGGTCATATACTGCACTCGAACCCATTGTAGGGTATCCTGTCCTTCTGATACCTATACTTATGGTAGTCCCTGCCACAAACCAGTAAGGTGATATACTATTTGTTATTTGTCCGTAAACAAGATTACTACCGTCTTTATATAAATTTACACTTTGACTATAAAAAATACTTGCATCTTTATAAACATCAAGTGCTACTATATATTCATCAAAATCACCAGTATCGGGGGTGTGTGGCATAAGTATTAAATAAATACCGTAAGACAAACCGTAGTACCCATCAGCAGGACAAGTCCATTCATAAGTAACAGTATCCCATTGTCCACCAATAGGGGGTGGTAAGTTTATTGGTGTTATGCTAAATGGTATTGTTGTATTAGAATCACTTGGAATCTCCCATTCAGTAGATAACTCTGCCTCTACATTAACGATATTGGTGACTTGGCCCAATCCACTCCATTTATAAGTCGGTGCAGGTGGCGGTTCTTTAATCCTGTCAATCCAATGTGCATTGAAAGGTGTTGTGTACCCATCCTTACTCGTTCCGCTTGTACTCATATACAAGATAGCCCTCTCGATATTCATACATTTAGGCTCGTTGTAATCTGTATTATCAGCAGGATTTACATAATTATCAGTCCAAAATAATAAGTGGTTATCAGCATCAAGTTTTACTACCTTGCAAGATGTAATTAAATAATCAACCTTAAAGTTTAACGGTACTGAATTAGTATCGAAACTTGGGTGGTTCTGCAATACTAAAGTTATCGTATTATTCGCCTCTTCGTATTCATAAATAGTGTGCGTTCCATTACTATTATAGATAAATGCGTAACCTTTCCCTTGTAGTTTATTCTCGCAATAACCGATACATTTATTCGTTCCTGCGGGAAGTGTTACACTTACTAAAGTATTTCCATTTACAGTCGTTACCGCCCCCGAACTATCTTCATTCGTGCTTAAAATACGTACGTTGTACAAGTAAGGAAACGCCTTGTTTAATTCGGGCGTTAAATCGGTATTTGTTCCTTTTAGGAATGATATGTGTTGTGTTGCGCTCATACTATATTGTAGCAAACGCCCGTTCTGGCGACCAATTATCTCTTTTTATGCGTTGCCATGTGTTTTTGTAATTTAAACTTTTTATTTGACACCATTGACGCAATGTATAAGTTTCACCATTATATTCAATTTTAATACTGCTTCTTCTATTATTGCATTGCTCTGTATCTGTCGCCCACCTGCAATTTTCTTTTGAATAACCTTTATTATTATCAATTCTTTCAATAGAATGTTTTGAGGATGGCTTTAAACCCATATCTTCAAAAAAGTTCTCAAAACTATTTATCCACCTTTCACAAACAGTTATTCCTCGTCCCCCATAATCAGCATAATTATGACTATTTTGATTTAAACATCTTCCTTTTATTCCTCTCCATGTATTGTGTTCGGAAGTATTTGTCATGCCATGAGTTGTGTTTCTTGTTATTAATACATTTTTAAGTAAGCATCCACAAGACTTTGTATTATTATTTATTAATAAACTCCCTGCGACTAAAACTTTTTTTTTGCAATCACAAACACATAACCATTCGGAACACAATTTATAGTTTAATCCTACATATTGTATTACAACTAAACTACCAAACCTTTCCCCTAACAAATCTTTTGTTATACCCATTTCGTTAAAATTTTATTATGCCTGAATTTCCTCGCCTTATTGCTGAAATCCACTCGTCATACGTTCCTGTATTAATCCTGCCAATAGCTTTAGCCAAAGCTATATCATGTATTTCTTTTGCTAATCTTTTTTCGGCTACCGAGAAGTTCCTATCTTGCCTTATGCTTCTCCAATAAATACCAGTCAAAAGAGTATCCTCTATCATCTCATTAATATAATAATCCTCATCGTCTAATTGAATGTCGGTAACGTATTCCATTACGACAAACTTAATCGGGCAACGGACGTTTCTAAAGAATATCTGTTTACTATCTTTGTCTATCCTGTACTCTCCGTTAGTGTTATGTCCCCCTGCATTGTAGTACGCCCCTGTATTTTGACCGCTTGAATAATGTTTAGCAATGTAAGTTGGTGATGAAAATAACCCCCAACCATCTATTCCGTTTACCGCCAATCCTTGTTGTGGTGGTTGGTGTCTTACAAGTTCACCGCACTTATTGTAATATTTAGCAAGGTCAATGTTTGGATTCTCGGTCATTCCATGTAGCTGTCCATCCACTCCAACAACACTTATGCTTGTATAGTTTAAGTAATTTTCGGGCAAAGGACAAAAACCCTCCTTATTAGGAAATAGCTGTACAGACTTCGGTATAGCAACAAGGTCGATATTTAATTCCACTAAAACTCGTGTAGCAAATGAATAAAACCTCGCGGCACGATTTAAACTTGTGTCACCCGCCTGTACACAAAACTCCTTTATTATTTCACTTAACTTGTACGACATTATTTAATGTTTTCGTTTATTGGCATTGGTGTTGGTGCATACTGTTGTACTACCATAGTAACAATCTGTGCTACGATATTCGGTGCTATGTTTAATGGGTCGTCCGCGTCCTCTGTGCTTAAACCACAAGCAAACTTCATTTGAATAGTTTTTGTTCCATTTCCATCAATTATATCCGCCCCTGTCATATTTGGAAACGTAAATCTTTCCCCCTCGATTTCAACGGCTATATTACCCCCTAATTTCGCTGACCTGCCACCGATAAACATTGAGTAGTTACCAACCATCCAAAAAGGTGTTTGGCTTCCTGTGAACGTAACTTCTTTTACCCCGAAACTATGTGGTAAGGAAAGGTATGTTGCGGGTGATTTACAATAATAAATAGAACCCTCTTTCTGTATTGGTATGTTTCTGAATACTCCAATGAATGAATTATCTAATCCCGAATTGCCATCCGCCTTACCTTCGTAATAAGTCTTAGCCGCAATAGTAGCATAGGCGTTTATCACCGCAGTAATAATTTCTTGCCACGTCCCTTTATTAGTGTGCTTTTGCACCTGCTGTGCAATGTTGTATAGTGAGGTCATATTATACTACTATTCCTGTTTCTTTTTTAAATTCATTACTCCAATTTAAAATATCAACGTCTTTTAGGTTTATTCCTACCATAGACAAAAAAACGCTCATTATTCTGTTGGTATTAAATCCATCCCACTCAAAATCTACCGAACCAATAGGGTTGTAAACTTGCGCTCCATTGACTACTGAATAATTCCATACAGGTGCAGTTAGTGTTGCGAAGTAATCTATGTAAACTGTCCCTACATTTGCAGGAGCGAACATTAAACCCGATGATATTTGTTGGTATTTAACAAATCGTAGTGTTGGTTGGTTAAGACTGCCCGGTGCATTCATCTCTCTCCAATTTACATTATCTACCAATTCGCAGTCATATTGCTTTCCGTTGTATCTGTGTCCTACCGAACAAACGTACTGAAGGTTATCATCCCACGGCACTATTGGATTGATTGGATTTACTTGACGAACTAAAGCGTCATTCCCTGCTTTAAGGTATGTTTGTAGAAAGTTTGTAACAACACCTGTTGTGGCGAACTCGGCATAGTCAGTAGCAAAAATAGCAAATTGGGCTTGGTTAGCCGTATTGGTAAATTCTGCCGATGTTAATGTATTACCCGCATTCGCTTTTAGCGTTAGATACTTTGCAAACTGATAAAAGGTATTTACGTTTGTAGCCATTTATTATCCTATTTGAGTAACAACTAAAGTACGACCTTCTATTTGTGTAGCCCCATCAGATGCGTTCCTTATAAAGAAATTAACATTAACAACATCGTTCAATGCTAAAGTAGCGATTGTTGTGTGACAAATGGAAAGTTGGTCTGTATTTCCTGTAACTAAAGCTAACCCTCTCTTTTCATTAGTACCTCCCAATCCAATAGCGGTATCTGTGCTGTTCTTTATAAAGTAATGAGTACCTTCAATGGAGGCTGCTGATTGATTACTTACTACCGCCTCAAAATCTAATCTATAAATGCCATTCGATGGAATAACTACCCCTGTTGTGAATAGTGTATAAGCTGTATTATCTACCGCCAATACTACGGGGGAGCCTAATAATCCGTAATCATAATTAATAGGCAAAGAGCTTAAATCGTAAACCTTATCCCAATACAATGAAAATACAGCACCCGTTCCGCCTGTAAAAGATACGTTATTAGCAGGTAAAACGGTGTAAACACCTCCACTTGTAATGTGCCAAGTTAATATTCTGTTTGAACCATCTACCGAATCCACTACTATCGTTGCAGGGCTAATAAATGTTCCGCCCGATGCTGTTAATATGTCACCTGCGTTAAACCCTGTCCCGCTACTTACAAATTTAGAACCTATACAAACAGCTACTAAACTTACACCGATAGTACCATTTCCACTTGCAACACTTGTGTTCTGAAGTAAGGAAATATTTATTTGTGTCTGCAATGTTCCTAATGTAGCATCTATTACGATTATTTCATTATCAATATTCGTGATTTCAACACCCATTTGTTCTACAACACTTACGAATGCAGGGCTTAACTCAATAGTAAATGTTGTTGTGTTCCCAGAAGTTGTCGGAGTTACTGTTATCCAAGAATTAGCACCCACAACATCGTAAGCACTCACAAGAGAACCTAATCCTATTACTTGTTGCACTCCACTTCCACATTGACAATCCTCTGTAAAGTTACCCGTTGCTTCCAACTGTGAAATTAATGAACTTATACTTTCTGTCTTACCGCAATTTTGCGCCAACATAATTAAGGTTACTATACCCATCATATAGGCAAACTGCTCTCTTAAATCCTCGTCAGATGGATTTGCTACACATCTCGCTTGAAAGGTCTTTAAACCGCAATATAACTTACAGAACGAAGTTGCATCTATTCTGAAACCTCCCTCAACACTTCCACTCACTAAGTCAACAACCGTAAAGTTAGAATAAACGTAAGTAAGGTTTGTTATTACCTCCATCTCCACCGTAGTAGGTGAATAGAAAGTAGTAGATGTTGTTGTTGCTGTTGTGCCTACCGTTGGTGTAGGTGTACTCTGAACATTATTGACAAGTATTGGAGGGTACGTTATTGTGGCCACCCTGCTTACTGTCGGCACAACCGAATTTACAATGTAAACGGTGTTATCTGTTAAAGTAAGTAATGGACTTGGTGTATAAACTTGCACCGAACCGCTTACCTCTACCGTTGGACTTGCATAAATAAAATTGAATGTTTCTGTTACAGAATATGGAACAGAATTACCATTATCCCAAACGGTATAAACGATTGTGTACAGCCCATTTTCGGGGAGTAAATTACTGATTGGTATTTGTATAGTACCTACACTATTTGGTGATATAGCATTCTTAATATCGTAGTTTGTTGTTGACGGTGTTCCGCTATCATAAACTACGTCCCCGCCAATAGATATTTTAAAGCAACCATACATATCAGATGCCGTAAGCCCTTGTGAGGCGTAATCTGTGGTATCTGTAAATTGGAATTGCTTAGTACTTAGCGCAAGGTTAAATGTGGTGGAAAAAGAAATAGTTGCCATTTAAAATAGTTTTGTTTTTGCAAAATTACTCCAATGGCAACTATTATTATAGGTACTAAAACCTATTGTTCTTTATAGTGAACTATCCCAAGTAAGGGGTGAGAACTTCCTCTCTTACCGCATCAAGAAACGCTTGGTCTGTTTGTAACCTCGTGCGTAATCCCCTGTCACCTTTTCGTCCCAAGAACTTAATTGAGTTTTTGATAGAATCAGCTTTGTAGATAATTACTGACGTTCCCGATTTGGTAAACAATCCACTTGCAAGACCTTCCTCAATCAACTTATCAGCAGATTCATCACTAATGTTTGTCGGTGTCGGTAAATCTGCAAATGTTACAGGCTTAATTTCTTCCTCATCATTTTCAATCGGTGGTGGTGCTACGGTCTTTTTTACCAACTTCTCACCTTTCCCAATTTGGGTCAATACTTTTTGGTACATCTTTTCCCATTCGCCCGATGTATCGCTTATAGTATTATCTACAAACATATCAATAGGGTCTGTACCTATCGGTGCGGTTAATAAATGTACCCCTCCTTTTAAGAACAACGCATTTTGCGATTGTACATACTGAATCACCCCTGCATTAATAGCAATCTCTTTCAGATAGTATTTCTTTAAGAACAATGGATTTTTAATGCCCTCCATAAATTTAGTTGGGTCTTTCTTTGCCATTGCCGATAACTTATACTGTATGTTTTCGGGGGTCATGTTCTCGTATCCATTCAATGAAACGCAACCATAAGCCATAACAACATCGAAAAATTCGGGGTTGTAAATGAATCCCATCGCCTGTGCAATTCCCTTATCAGTAGCAATAGCATTGTTAATCTGTGCGTTTTGGTCATATAAATAGAATATCGGTGTTACCGATTTATCTCTGTTAGGATTTGATGCGTTGTAGTTAGATACTTTAATGTACTCCAACAACGTATTATCATTACCTTGTATCTGTCTATCCCCATTAATAAAGATTAGATTAGTTACTTGTGCAGGATTCTCCTTTGTGTAGATAGGTTGCTCATCAACATAAATAAAAGGTTCTCCAACAACGTGGCGGATATACCTTGTCTTTTTCTTTTTCTCGCAAAAGATTTTTTCCTCCATCTTAAACGTAAAGGCAGGATTTACCGACCTGATTTTGTTGACACCTTGACTGTCTGTTGCGTAAGATGTAGATGGATTTGTTTGGATTAACCGAAAGTGGAATACTTTATTCGGGTCTATGAAGCTACCTTCACTTAACTCTGCAATAGAGCCGTACTCATTGTTTTTTTTCATTTTATTAGATTGTATTAAATTAAATTATAAAAAAAGTAGAGAAGGTTTTACCCCTCTCTACTGTACTATTGATACTAATTACTGCTTAGAAATTTTAAACCAGCGTTGACCGGCAAAGCCCTCGAATCCGTAAGTGGAGTTCATAATATACTCCAATTCATCTGTACGAGTTGTACTTACTCCATCCATCGCACCTAACATTCTTTCGTAGAACTTACGATTAGTTTGGTAGTTAACGGTAAATTGAGGTAAGTTTTTGGTAGTAGTCATATCATCCCAACCAATGGTTTTATCAGTTTTATCCAAAGGAATACCTAACCCCATGTATTGATATTTATGACCTGCTGCTCCTAACAACGGTTTGTAGTCGAACAATTCAGCGTGTTTTTTGTAGAAGATGTGTTCAGAAGAAGCGAACCAACGGAAACCGAAGTTAGCGCATTGCTCTTGAGAACCGTTAAATGCTCCATAAGTAACTGCACCCATTTTCATCTCTGCACGAATAAATCTGTCGATGTAGTTGTTTACGTTAGAAGAACAATACAAAGCATATTCTTCTGCGGCTACGTTTGGCACAAGTTGTCCTGTTACAAAGTTTTCCCAATCCTGCAAAGTGATGTAAGAAATTAAGTTGTAAGGTAAGTTAAGACCGAAACTTTCGATAAAAGGAATCATACCTTCTGTTGAGATAGAAGTAGATGCTTGTGCAACAGCAGGGTCATTCGAGAATACTGTGTTAGTAGTTTTCTGCGATGTCATCAACTGCACCTCAATCTCATTCTTTGCTCTCATCATCTCTTTCAAGTGAGCAACCATGTACCACATTTGACCTTCAGATGTAGATACCCATGTTTTTTCTTGACGGGCGTTACCTGAAATAGAGTAAGACCAATCGGAGTTCATCATGTTACCGAAGTAAAATACAGGTTGGAAATCACGAGAAGGATTCGCAACTGAACGGTCTCCTTTTTGATTACCCATGATAGTAATGATGTCGGTAGTTAAAGTTGTAGGAATTGCTGTTCCTAATACTCTTGGATACGCATCGAATGTTCCTGCTGCTGCATCTACGTTTTGAATAACAGCTTGAATCCCGCTTGGGAACTCAATAACCATGTTATCATAGATAGGAACTGCCACTTGAGGAACTGTTGTTGCTGTTGCGATAAACGGTGCAGCAGGTACGGCTTCAGGATAACTGTACGAAGGTACAATAGTTGTGAAACTTACAGACGCATTTGAAGAAGCACCGCTTTGAGCGTTTACAGTAATCGTTTGGTGTAAGAACGGCTCTTCCGCGTGACGGTAAGCCATGTTAGAGATGAATCTCTCACCTCCTAATACTTTGGATAAACCTGCAACCGCGAAGTTCTGTTCTCCATAAGTTTTAATCAAATCAGGACGTACTTCAGGCATTAGAAGTAACGAATCCATGTATTGTTGTGAGCGCAACCAGTTTTCCCCTGTTGCTACTACACTATTAGCACTTGCTGCCATAATTGTTGTTTAGTGTTAAGCCACCACCTGTTAAAATTGTTGTTTTGTTTTGTTTGTTTTACCCACCTTGAGTATTCTTTACTATTTTTAACACACCTTTATTTCCTTGAGAGGCTTGTGTATTATTTGGCGTGAAGTTTACTTTGTTATCGTTCTTAACAGCATATTCAAGTCCTGCTTTAAATTGGTTTACTGCCAATTTCTGCTCTTTCTTTGCTCCTGCTGTTATGTGTAAGATAACATCATACACCTTCGCCATCACAGCATCATCCCATTGTTTGAGATAACCGTTGGCATCTTTCTCTCCGAATAACCCCCAAAATTTGTTTAGGTCTGACCCTATTGATGATAGTATTTCGGACGCTATTACTTTGTCCTTTTCATCAATCGCAAATTCGTAAGGTTCTATTTTATCTTTAGCCCCTCCCATGAGTTTTTGAAACTCATCTTGCGTTTCCTTTGGAAATTCTACTTTGATTTTGTCAACTTTGCTGCTTATTACTTTTAATTTCTCTTGTACTTCTTTGTTAGCCTTCTCCCATTCAAGTTTTTTAATTTCGTCCGCTTTTTTGGAGTTCTCTATTTCTTGTGGAGTTGGCGTTTTAATAAGTTTGAACTCTTCCTGTTTTTTGGTTAGTTCTGCACCCGCTTCCTCTGCATCTCTTTTTATCCTCCCCTCCATCACTTCCTTAATCTCCAATTGTTCGGGAGTAAGTTCAATAGGTTCATCATATTCATTTAATTTTTGTTGAAACTCGTTTAAGCGATACTTTGTTTTTAATTCAAGTGCTATTTCCTTGTCAGTCCATTTAGGGTTTTCATCCTTCATCTTCGCGGCAAGTAAATCCATCGGGTTTTCAACTTTGCTAAAATCTTTGTTTAGAAAAGCAAGTGTGTTTTCATCGAAGTCTTTTCCGTTATCCAATAAATCGGCATACGTCTTTAACTTCGGATACTTATTAAATTTTTCAGTTTCAGCTTTTAGTTTTGTAACCTCCGCTTCTAACTCTAACGCTTTTTCAGCTTTAGTTTTATACTCTGTCAAAGAACTTTTTACTAAATCTACACTTTCAAAATCGGGAAAGTGTGTCTTAAACTCATCGTCCCACATTTTCGGTGCAGGAGCGTCTGTACCTTTATTTTCATCCCCCGCAGGTTTATCGTTACCAGCAGGTGGGTCAGTATTCACATCGTCAGTCGGTGCTATACTACTCTTATCAATTTCAATCGGTACTATATTTAGTACGGGTTCTGTTAATTCTTCAGCCATTTTATATTAGATTAAATTATATTGATTGCAAAAATACTTTGTATTACTACTCTAAAGTTTAAGTCTATAACCTTATGTTCACTATAAAGAACTTATTAGTCTTTTTCTTCCACCTTTTCGGGTGGTTCGTTCTCCATTAATTCCATGTCGGCTTCTTTCTTGTGTTCTATTTGAGAGTGAGCCGAATGGTGCTTTATTTCATCAGAGGCTATCTTTGTTTGACTTTGCAATACCGCAACGCCCAACTTACCTTCCTTAGTTATCTGTGTCACCTTAACCTCTTTTTGTTCTTTTGCGTATTCAACATTTAAATTACCCTCGTTTACTAATGAAGTGTTACGAAGTTTACCCGCATCAATTACCTCTTGGAATTTAGATTTTAACTCATACTCAACCTGCAGACGCTTAATGTCTGCCTGTAATTGTATGTTTATAGTCTGTTGTTGCATTTGAGATGCCACTAAAGCAGATTGTTTTTGTTGTTCCGCATTGGCATTTATCTTTTCAATTTCTGCCGCTTGGTTTGCATCGGCACGTTTATTTTCAAGTTCAATAAGTATGTTTGCCGCAAGTTCGGGGTTTTGCTCTAACGCCTCTTCTACTCTCAAAATATCAGATGTCGCCAAAACTCCTTTAGCAATATCATTTTGTAGCATTTGCATTGTTTCACTTTTCTTTCTTGCATCGGGCGCAACTTTAATATTTATACCAAGAGTTGCTAATGGTACTTTATCAAGATATTCGATAGCTGATACCGCCTCCGCCCCAATAGCCGAAGTAAAGGATTCTTTGTTCCAACGTAATGAATTTTGTATCATTATTGTCGTTCCTTCTACTGTACGTCTTACAAGGTTTAATTGCGCTAAGTTTATATTCTGTAATGCTTTTGCCGTACCTTGCATTGCCATCTCTTGCGTTCCAACAGGCACATCAGGATTAGCCAACCTTCCATTTGAAGCATCATTGAAAGCCATCGCATCGTTAATCTCCTGCATACGCATTTGTTTCGATACCAATAAAGCATTCATCTCCGCAGCGTAAGAATTATCTATCTTTTGAATAGGACTAAACTGAACAGGATTGCCCGATTTATCAGTTGCCCTTCCTGCGATACTTCCCGTTTGAGAATACATAGCATAAAGATTAACCGCTTTTTTCTTATCGTCCTGCCCTTTTCCAATAGATGCTGTTTCATCAAATGCCGCTTCGTTGATAAAGTTACCCGGAGGTTTCGACATTATCATTAATTGCTGTATCTTCTGTTCGATTAAGTTTAATTGGTCTTCCGAAGGGATTGCTTTTTCAACAAGAGATTTATTCTCCATATCATACATATCGGGCGAAATAATCTCGATAGGTAGTTTTACCGTTGGTGCGTACCCTCCATTAACTTTAGAGCGGTCTATGTTATCACATTCCTCACAATTAAATATGTAATCACTGTTTAATATCCAAATCCCTGTGTATAGATACTCCTTTTCAGATGTTCCAAGTAATTCTTTATTCGGCTCTTCTTTGTATTGTGATTTGCGGTCAATATACTCCCCACTACCTTTCTTAGTCTTTACAATATACTCTTTGCTGATTCCTTTGAACCATATACGCATTGTTGGTATATTGAAGTTGTAGTAAGGCTTAACGAATGTAGATGCGTTATAGTATCCTTCGTAACTTACCCCCCAACCGCTATTCCATGAAGCGTTATTATATGTGTTACCTTGAAATCTCTCCGCAATTTTAGCCAATGTCTTTTCATCAAACTTGTTTGTCATTTGACCTATTTCGGCAATAGTGTATTGTTTTAATATACCAACGTATGGAGTGTTACTAAAATCATCGTATTTACTGTATGGGTAAACTAAGTCTAAGAAGTCGGCATATTCTACCTTGATGTTTTTATTAGCATCGTAGGAACGCATTGTTGCCGCTTTGTTAATAACCATTAAATCTCTGATAATCTTACGTCTTATATCATCATTAAAATTATTGTTTTTCATAACATAGGAGGTTAGTTGCTCCATTGCTAATGTTACTCCTTGCTTTCCCTGTGTTAGGTAAAATGTTTCAAAACTTTCGTTATTATCGGGTAATTTTGCGCCTTGTGGTACTAAAGGGATTCCTGTTCTTCCCGAAATGTTATGTTGTTTGTCGGCTTTTGAAAGATACATATTAGCTAACATCTTATTGCGCTGTTTGCTTTCGATAAGTTTTGATTCGGGGTCTAATGCCTCAAATTGTATTGAGAAACGCTGTTCCATTACCGAACTTACCGCAATGTCAACAAGTTTTGAGATAACTGTTATCGGGCGAAGGTCAACATTCATCCATGACGTACTGTTTTCATCAAGTCCTAATCGAGTACGAAAGTCCTCCACAGACTGCTTTCCTGCGGCATACTTACGGTTATCTTTTAATTGAATTATGTAGGTATTAAAGTTATTGTACCATTGAGCGTATGCCGTTTTGCAATAAGATAAAATGTAAGCGTCAGAAGATTTTTCCTTGCGAGACGCAAGAGGGTTCGGAAATGTATTACCTGTACTATCTGCCATCTTAAAAATATGTTGAATATATAGAATGCAAAATTAATTAGATAAATACCTTTTATTGATTACCATATTTGTATTGTTCTTTATAGTGAACCATACCTTTAATTAGCTTCAATAATTCTACCGTTATGTGTCGGTTTATTATTTCTGTTTATAGTTCCTACTACGGGGAAAAATGTTGAAGGTTGCGCTTGAGGTTTTTTAATTTCTATTACAGCGTCCGCCCCCAAACATCCTATCATAGAAGATACACTTAAATCGAAAGGTGTCCACTTCGTAACGTCAAATACTAACCAATCCTTTAAAGTATTATTAAATGGCATGAATCCCATCTCTCCTGTCTTTTCGTTCTGTCCACAATGGTTTGTTATCCAACTCGACTGATATTCTGTTAATTGTTGTCTTGTTTTACCGTCAGCATTCGCTAATCCTGCATCCACATTCTTTTCCGAATCCTCAATAAAAGCATCGTTTGTCATTGAAGGAGCAGGTAATAAATAATTATGCAAATCCCTATTTCTAAAATAATCATTGCAATTCCTTACGTTTCTTTCAGGTAATAAAGCCCACCCAAAATAAATACATTGCATAATCATATCTTCATATACAAGCAAAGGGTCTTTTAACCTATTCCAATATTCAGAAATGTAATGTTTATGTTTTATAGTGTGCATGGAATCAGCTTTCTTTACTCCATGACTTGCCGCCTTTGAAGGTTTACCATCTGCTCGTACATTGACTGCCGAATAAGGGTCTAATGAAAATAATCCCTTATGTGTATTCGAAGGGGACTTAGCACCATTCTTTATTATCCATTGATTACATTCTTCTTTAGGAGGAAACCAAGCAAACGACCATTTACACATTGGGTCATCCCATTTTGTTTTTATCCATTCAACTCCATTAGGATTGTCTCTTATACCGCCTATCCATTGGAAATAACCATACTCTAAGGTATCTTCAATGCCATGAATATCGTTATATTCTATTTGTTGATAAACTTTAGCAATATCCCAACTCATTAATTCATTAGCAGGATTGATAAACATATCATCTTCGTTAAAAGGATACTCCCTTCTATGTTCATAATAACCAACCATATCTCCTGCATCTTTATACGCCTTCCTTTCATCTTCTAAGTAAGGTTTTGCCCCTTTGGTTATCCACTCCCCATCAATACCCATAACAGGCTTTTCGGGTGTTTCAATAACACTCATTCCGTATTCATCAATATGCCCCTCAAAACCATCGTAGGCAGGTGTGAAATATCGGTATAGTCCACTCACAGTTCTACCATTTTCTGTTTTTTGGGTAAAGTCAGAAAGTTCCCAAATCTTTTTAAACTTAGCACCGCCCTTTCCTTGCTCATTTACAGATGAACCAAACATACATTTACCTGTTATCCTTGCACCTTTTGATAGGAATTTTCTTGCCTTACTCCACCAAACTTCAACATTAGCTTCTTCCCACTTGCCAGGCTCATCACAAAGGATACGTTTTACAGCCATACTATCAAAAGAGTTCTCTCTTGTATTTCTCCATGATATTGTAGTATTTAAGGCAATCTTTCGCTCTTGCTTTAATGTTTTTGAGGTGATACGTTGTACTGGCTTATCGAATACAATTTTAGTTTCGGAACTTGTTTTTTCTTGTGGCTTCAGAAAATCCCTATACTTTTCAAGTGCGAACTTTAATTTAAGGAAACATTCTTTAGCATCACTTCCTGTCTTTGACATAATACCATAATTGGCATTAAAGGTTCGCCTTGCGTGATTTAGAATATTTGATAAGGCACGATAAGAATAACCATCTCTTCTTTTCTTTCCGTAATCCTGCCCGAAACAATCGGGGTCTTTGTCGCATATCTCCCAATGGTAAAACCAACGTCTATCACTATCTCTGTAATCAGGATAACCAACGTCAAGTTGAAATTCATTAAGATAATGGAAATGGTCGCCTGTGATATAAGTCTTTACTCCGTTATTAAAAAATGTATATCCAAAAGTACAATAATCATCTATTTTATTTATAAACACTTCTTGTTCGGAAGGAGACAATGAATCCCAATATTCAGGCAACTCTACTCTTTTCCACTTTTGAAGATGTTTCTTTACTTTGTAATTATCTACGTCCTTATCCTTTGGTAAATCAGGATAAGTGTAAACAATTCCTTTGTAAATTTCCTCCTTAACTTGCTGTTCCATTTTTTTGATGTTTCAATGCAAGGTGTTCGGCTGTTCCTGCTTCAGATAAAAGTTTCTTTTCTACTTCATCTTTTTGTTCGGGGGTCATTAGTTTTCTTAACTCGAATAGAGTCTTATTAAGAGATAATATGTTTTCAAAATACCACTTAGTCCTATCGAATGACTTATCATCTTTACTTGCAAATAAATCTACAAATCCATTTTGGGTAGATTGTTTTACACCATCTTCATTCAACTCAAACGTCTCTTCACCTAATTTTAATTGTTTGTTGAAACTTCGGATTTGATGGTAAACAGTTAAATAAGTCTCTACAATAGGACTTGTTTCAAATATCAATAATTTTTGCTCAATTTCTGCAACATAAGCGAGAACCGCCTTGTCTTTTATTACAGGTCTTTCCATTATATTATATTAAATTGTATTCTAAAAAGAAAGGAGGTATTACCCTCCTATCTTTCACTTATTACTAAACTAAAAAAAACTTTTAAGCGTTAATTAGTGCCGCTACCTCTACGGGTGTTTCATTTACCAATAAAGGATAAGGTGCAGCACTTGACTTGTCGTTAAATAAAATCTTTGTTACCGAATTACTGAATGTAGCCGTAAAGGTTGCGCCTATACCACTTGCACTTGCGCCTGTTGATGAAACAGGATTGCTTGGTGCTACTGTGTATGCCCCGCCATCTGTTATTGAGAAGGTATTTATACCCATTACTATTGTTACTGTTGCGCCTGTTGCTCCGTTTGTTACAGCGTTATTTGTTAAAGTTGGGTTTACAGTGTAGCTTCCTGCATTTGTTATAGAGATAATTGCATTTACGCCCATTACAAATGTGCAGAGCATTCCTGTTCCTGTTCCTGTTACGGCTGTTGTTTCACTTACTGCAATAGACGTTGGGTTCACAGTATAAACACCCGCTGTGGTTAAAGAAAGTGTTTTTACTCCCATTTTTAAAATTACAGTCGCCCCTGACAAACTTCCTCCCGTTACGGGTTCTACCGTTATATCTGTTGGATTTACTGTGTAATTTCCCGCTAATGTTATTGCTCCTACTGCTGATATAGAACCACCACCATCAATAGTAACAGCGCACTGAAACTTTGTTCCTGTTCCTGTTGTTCCTGTTATTGTTGCTGCGCCCGGTGTTCCTCCTGAACCAACTCCAACAACATCAACCGTTATAACTTTTGTGCTCGTTACTGTAAATACAGCTTCTGTTCCTGTTCCTCCATCGGGATTTACGGTATCTCCCGGAGCGTACCCTGCTCCTGCATCGTCAGGTGTCGCTGTGATAGAAACAACCTTTGAATTGAACTCCATTTCCGCTACTACCGAAGATGTGCCACCTGCAACGATTAATTGGACTGTTGGGTCTGCACTTGTCCCTGCTGCTGTTACTGCCCCACTTACAAGTTTTGTGGTATCTACAATTCCTGTTGCGATATGACTGTGTGTACCTCCCGCAAAGTTAAATGTTTCTGTCGGAATCCATGCTGTTCCTGCTGCTGCTAAAACGGCTGAATTAAGAGATTTATTTGCCGATGTAGCAGATGTTATCTCTGTAATATTTTCAAAGTAAGATGGATTTGCGTAGAAAGTTGTTGATGTAGTGTTGTTTGTTAAAGCTATTGTAGTTGTACAGTTCGTATTTACTGTCGATGGACTTGCATTAAGAACTTTTACGTCCGCCACTTCGGGTAAGTTTGAATTGTATAATACTTTAGAATGTCCGTTCCAATCGCTAATTTCTATTACTCGGCTATTATTATAGCAAACATTTACGTTTGAACTTCCATCTTGTGGTATAGTTGCTTCGATGAATAATGCTTGTGTTGCGTACCCCGCTAAAGTAGCTGTCGATACAGATAGAGTAACATTCAAGTTTGTCCCTTGACCTGTTTCGTATGTCAAAATAGATTTTGAATTTGAATCGTCTGTTGCGTAAATTACTTTATCTACGTCAAGAACAAAAGGTGTACCATCTGATGATACAAGTGATAATGATGTCTCTGTTGCCATTTTATTTTGTGGTTTTAATTTGTGCAAAATTAACTTATGGTTGAATAGAATTTTAATCTTACCTTTGTATTGTTCTTTATAGTGAACCATACACCAAATAAAACAATAGGTATTTTAATAGTTAGTAATTTTGCACCTATTAAGATTTAATATGACTAACCTTAAAATATAAATAATATGGCAGGAATGGATTGGATGGCGATTGGCAACAGTTCGGGGCAATTAACCCAAGCAGGTATTCAACTTGCAATCGCGGCAGATAAAAAGAGACAAGCCAAAGGGATAGATGACACATATCGTATCCCCGATGAAATATATCAAAATTTATCACAAGCACACCAACAAGCAATGCAAGGAATGTCAGCACAAGAGGCTAATAACTTTGCTAAAAATGTGTATAACCAACAAACGTATGCTAATCAAGGTGCAACTGATAGAAAAGCAGGTATCATAGGATTAGGTCAAACGAATGAAGCGGCTAACAATGCTTTCTTACAATACGCAGGAATGAATAGTGCCGTACAACGTGCTAACCAAGATAAATTATATGGTATGAGAAGTAACCTTGCAGATTACAAGGATATGCAATGGGTTCACAATATCGACCAACCTTATCAGAAATTAATGGGACAGCATGATGCTTATCTTACCGCTTCGGGACGGCAAGCAAGTCAAGCAATGGCAAGTGCCGCAGGTTCTAATGCTGATTCGGGAGGACTTGGTAAAAACGATGCCATTGGAAATCAAGGATTACAGAAATCTATGTCAGCACCTTATAGTGGAAACCCTTATGCTAAGAATGCAGGGACTTATACCGCACCAAACGAAAATATGTTTAACAGAAGCCCTTACGGTGATAATCCATACGGAGGTAATGCAGGTTCATTCCAAGACCCGAATGCTGGTGCAGGTATGTTTAATAGAGGTGGAACTAAATGGTAAATAAATAAACTATGTACGATATTTCAGCGCACCCATACCAGCCACAGCCCGACATGATAAACAAAAGTGCGGGAGTTGTTAATGACCCTGCTATTGATTTAGGGTATGCAAAGTTACACGAAGACCAACAACAAAGACGACAAGCGCAGGAGGAACATAACCAACAACTTCACGCAAAAATGTTGGACGATAAACTATCAAAAGTAAAAGATAGTATCCGCCCTGCCGACCAAGAGGCGATTGCTAAAAAACAATCCGATTACGCCAAAATAGTTGAAGATAATATTGAGGGTATGCGTAAAGGCGATACTAAATCTATATTAGCAATCAACGAAGCGGAAAGAAACTTAAATAGTACTATTGCTGAATCTAATGCGCTCTATCAAAAAGAAACCGCTATTTCACATGGATTAAAAGGTGATGAATATGGTTTTGAAGATTGGAATAAGTCAACACAGACACCTTATGTAGATAGTAAAGATAGTTACGTTAATCATATCCCGAAAGCAAAACAAGACTTGCAAAAGGAATGGAATACGGAGTATGTACCGGGACTTATACAATCAAAAGCGATGTCGGGGTATGCGACAAATAATCCCGATGGAAGCACAACATGGACTACAACAGGTATTTTAGATAAAGATGCGGTTGATTCGGCAAAGGAAAAGATGTTTTTAAACAGTAAAAATGCGGCAAGTGAAATACACAACCGATTCCAATATGAGAAAAACTCCGACAATCCTTCATCTCTAAAAACAAAGTATGCTTATCAAGACCAAGAGGGTGAGAAGTTAGACTACAAACAAGCGTTCAAAGATGCTTTATATACTCCTGATGTTATTAATACAGCGCATACGGGGCAGAAGCCTCAACCTGCACAATGGCAATCAGCAGGAGCAACAGCAAAAAACAATCCTGTTAATTTTGGATATTTGCCCGACAATAAATCGGTAGTTGAAATGAACGATAAAGTTGTTTCACTAACAGATGCTAATGGAAGACCTTTAAATACAAATCAGTTTATAGTAAAACATGATGAAAGCACAGGAGAACCTATCGCGGTAGAAGCTAAAATTAATTACACACCTGCTGAAAAATCTGCTGATAAGGAATGGAGTACTTATGATAAATTATTAAAAGACTACAAACAAAGAGTTCAGCAAGGGATAGATAACGCTAAAAAAACGTCTAAAAATTTAGGCGACCAAAAACTAAAAGAGGAGGAAGCTATGATTATTATTGGCGACCCACCTCCCGCACCAAAGGTAGAGCGACCTATTTATAAAAATGGGGAGATTGTACCTATAACAGATAAGGAACAAGTTAAATCGGTACTTAATCAGTTCCCTGTAAACATAACTGATGCTTATAAAGGAGGATTGAAAGGAGTTAATTACACAGGCAGGAAAGAAATAATAAACACCCCCGAACAAAAGTCTGACAAAAAAACTTGGCAAGAAATGAACGGAGTTAAACCTAAAAAGAAAATAACAGGATTCTAATGGACGATAAAAAGAAGTTATTATACGATGCCGTATCAAAAGATTATGATGTTGGTACATTCGATGAATTTAACGCTAAATTACAAGATTCCGAAAAACGTAAATCGTTTTACGATGGGGTAGGTAAGGAATATGAGTTGGGTACTTATGATGAATTTAATACTAAATTAGACGGCGCATTAAAAAAAAAAGACGAAACTATTTCACCTACTTCAAAGGTTGGTGGGCAAGATACGCAAACGCAAAAGTTAGGTTCAGAAGTCCAATCTACTTCGAGCATAGTAACAAAGAAAGTTGATTTAGACAACGCTAACATAGTTCAAAATAAACTACGAGATTTATTAAAGAACAATGATAGTCCGGCTGTAAAAGATGCTATAACTAAAACTTTAGTAAAAAAAGGTTACGACCCTAATCAAATTACACAATTTTCAGATAATATCTCTAATGCTAAAAAAGCGTTAGAGGTACTTACCCCCGCTTTAAATAATCAACAACAAGCACAACCTTACGAAGACGAAAATCCTGCAACAGCAGAGGTTAGAATGGAGCAAGTGCCAAAAGTTATTCCCGAAAAACCTATTTTATCTTATGCCGCACCACAAGTGAAAGCGCAAAGCGAAAAGGACGCTAAAGATATAGCAAAGGCAAACGAACAAGCCCAAAAGAATACCATACCACAAAACGCTTATTTAGCAGGGAGGGCTTATACTACTTTAGGCGAACCTAATAAAGCTATCGAGATGTACAATACCGCTTTGGGTAACTTATCGAAAGATATTGAAACCAATGGGCGAAAAGTTTATACTGAAAGTGGAGTTAACACTCCAAATTCTACCGATGCAATGGTACAGGAAACTGCTGTTAAAGCAGGACATAACCCTGCTAATATCTTTAATGGATTAGGTCACGCTTGGGCGCAAAAAGGTGATGATGAAAAGGCTTTAGATTATTATACGCAATCATTGAAGTATATGGGATACACTCCACCTGCATCAAAAGAAGGACAACCTGATAAAAATATTGCTTCAGAGCAACAAGGAGAAGAAAGTCCTGAAAGCATAGCATTAAAAGGAATTGCAAGTATTAAATATAAGCAAGGAGATATACAAGGTTCGCAGGATGCCATTAAATTAGCGAATAATGAACTTGCTAAAAATCAAGAACAATACGGACTTGCACACAATATAGAACAAAATAAAGCGGAAGATATTGCTAACGCAAAACGCTCCTCCGAAATTGGTGATGTAGCAAGTGGATTAGAGGAATTTGTTAAAGGAGAGGGTCAATTAGGGATACTTAATCCTATCGGGCAAATGATAAGTGGTGTTCAAAGAGGTGGGCTTACGGTTGCGGAGGGGGCAAAACAATTTGGGGAGGGACTTAAACAAATTTCAGAAGGTAAGGTAGCAGGAAATGAAGATATATTAGGTGGTGCATTGACAGTTGTTAATGGAGTTGGCGAATCAGCTTTTGCAGGATTGCCCGAAGCGCAACAGTTCAACACTTTGTTAGGAGGCGCAAAAGATGTCATAAGTGCAACATTACCTAAAGATACTGCCGAAGTATTAAACAAAACTTTAGATATGCCTTTCCAATTTGCAACAACAGTTGGAGGAATGTTAGGTTGGAATCCCGAAGAAAAAAGTAATAGCAAGAAATTTCAGCAATTATTAGATACTTTAATTAGTTTCCCTTTAATGAGTGAGGGGCATAAATTAATATCGGGGCAACCAAGTACAATTCAAGATATAATTCAAAGTTCAAAAGATAAAAAGGAGGCAATTAAATTATCCGAGCAAAAAGATTTCATAAAACAAGCATACGAAAAATTAAGTGGTGCTAATATTGGAGATATAATAAAAGTTGCTAAGGAGAAAGGGTATAATGACCTTGCAGATGAACTAAGCAAATTGACGGCAGGTGATTTGGCTAACCATGAAATTCGGAAAGAAACAAATGAAAAAATAGACAACCTCCATTCAATAATTAATGGTGCAGGGTTTAACACAAGAACTCCCGAAGCGCAACAAGCACTACACAATGAGTATAAAAGTGCAATAGATAAACTTCATTCTATTGGTAAGGAGGAGTTAGATAATCACTTATCTGATGTAGAAAAAGAACATAATAAGTCGGTATTAGAGGATAAAATTGTAAACAACGAGGGTGAACTAAAAAAAGAAACAAATCCTTTTGCAAAAGAAGCATTACAAAAAGTTGTTGATGGATTAAAAGAAGAGTTATCGGCATATCAAGAACAATCTGATGAACAACAAGGGTTAAATAGGATACAAAATTTAAGGTCAGAAGCAAAAAAACTTTTACCTACCACCGAACCACCGAAAGTAGAATCGCCTGACGTTCCTGTGGAGGAAGTTAAACCCGAACCTATTGTAAAAGATGAAAAAGTAGGTAGTGGTGGAGGGGGAGATGTGCCGAAAGTTTTACAGAAAAGAAAGCCATTTGAAAAAGAAAATATAGCAGATAATAAAAAACAACAGAAAGATAAGTTAGAGAAAGAAATATCGGAATTAGAGCAACGAATATCCAAAAATAACTATACCGCTAAACAGAAGGTTGAAAAAAGTTTAACTATGCCTAAACCTTTTGGTGAAGGCGAGCCAAAAGAAAAAACTATTATCAAAGATGGTGAAACATATAATTACGCAGGGAAAACGGCATCAAAAAAGAATTATATTTTTGAAATAAATAGAGAAACAACCGATGCTGAAAAACAAATAAATATTGACGAACAAAAACAGAATGACAAAAATGTATTAGATTATCAAAAAAATAAACTATCTGAATTAAATAGTGGCAAACTTGATAAAGAAATACAAGGCGAAATTGATAGAAGGCATGATGATTTATCAGAACGACATAAAGACGATATTGCGAGAAAGTTTTATCCAAACGAAAATAATGTTTCATCAATAAGAGATTTTATATTTGACGAAGTTAGTGGAAATACATTTGATGCTAAAGGAACTAATACAAAATACATTGAAGTAAATGGAAAGAAGGTAAGATTTTCAGACCACGAAAGCAGAAGTGAACAAGATGCTTCTGACCCAAACAAAGAAAAATTCAGACCACAAGAATACGAGCCAGAGGATATAAATGTAGTATTGACTAAAAACAGTAGAAGTGGCGATGCTATTATTGATATAAATGGGAAAACATATAATATAGCAGATTACCAAATTGACAACATTAAAGATTTAGGCGAGTTTGTTTATGAAAAAATTAAAAAAGAACTTGCAGTAGAACAATCCCTACCCACCCAAGAAGTAAAGGGTAAAGATGAAGTTGTTTCTCCTGCCGCGAAGGTTGATGAAAAGCCTTCTATTGCGGAAATCAAAAGTGATGTTATTGAAAAGTCAAAAGAGGCTCAAAAACACGCTCCTATTGAAGAACAAATAAAAAAACATATCGAAGATGGAAACATTACCGAACAACAAGCAGGAGAATTTATCTCAAAAACCGAAAACATTGACAAGGATGAATCAGTTATCTCGACTATTGAAGGTGAAGCAGGAAATGCAACAAATCCTGAACAAGCACAAGGAATCCTCGACACAATCAACAACACCCTCAAAGGAGAAGAAACAGGAGGCAATGCAGACGGGGTAGAACCTCCGAAACCTCCTGCTGAAGAAAAGAAAACAGAGGATAGTGAGCCACAAAAACCTTTAGCGATTACTAAAGAAGCCTTAAACAAAGAGTTTGAAAAGGTAACAGGTAAGACATTGCCACATGACGAGCAACATCAAGAAGCTGTAAATACATTAAGCGCATTAGCCGAACACAACGGTAGTACGATTAAAGATGAAGCCCAAAACTTTACTGATACTAAATATAACATAGTTTTTGACGAGAACGGGAAACAAAGAATCGACCCAATAACAAAACAACCGATTAGGTTTAATCCCACATTCGTTGAAAGAATAATGGTTGGTATAAACTACCTTTCTTTAGTAAAAAGATTAGCAGAACTTCGTGCAAGAGGTGAAGAAAGTAGTGTTGAAGCAGAAAAGTTAGGTAAGCAATTAGAGAATAACGTAAAATTACAAAGACATATGTATAGTGAGAGTGGACGTTCATTATCCGCACAAAATACTATATTTAATATGTCGCCCGAAGGAGATATTGAACTTAAATACAACCAAATAGCAAGAGATTATAAGTTTAACTTTAAAATGCCTACTGATAAAGCGGAATTTGACGCACTAACACCCGAACAACAACAAGCTATTAAGCCTATATATGATTCTTTTGAGAAATACAAATCAGATACAAAAGCTAATTACGAAAAAGAACTTGCGAATCAAAATAAGATAATGCAAGACGAATTTGATAAAAAACTGAATGATGAATTAAAGAAACATCAAGGGAAACCTAAATCAAATACCCCGAAAAGGACTAAAGAGGTAGTTAAATCTGAACTGGATAAAGCAAGGGCGCAATTTGTTAGAGACTCTCAAAGCATGATGTCTTCGGGCGGTTTACAGGCTATTAAAAGTTTCTCAAAAGTTGTTAAATTAGCAGTTGAATATGGAATTAAATCTGCAAAAGAATTTTATGATGCTTTCAAGGACGATTTTAAAGCATTCTCCGAGAAAGAAATTATTGATGCCTATAATTCAGAGGTTAAAAAAGGAACAAGAGAAGGTGCTTTGGAAGACCTTGAAAAGTATGCTAAAGAAAATAATATAACAAATATTACTAAAGGGCTTTCAGATGAAGGATTAGTTGATGATGTTGTTAAATCTTACTTAGGCGAGATACCTAATAAAGATATTCTCGAAACAGCATTAAAGGACGTACAATCTATTTTGCCCGATGCTACCTTAACAGAAGTTAGAGATAGTTATATTAAGCAAGGAGAGTATAAAAAATTAACTGAAAAGCAACAAAAAACAATTGTCCAAGAAGCAGATTCGGAATTAAAGAAAAGAGCAAAACTTCAAGCTAAAATTGATGAATACGAAAAGAAGATAAAAGAAATTGAAAAAAACGGTAAACTTTGGGATGAAAATAAAAAAGAAAAAACCGAAATAGATACCAACTTAAGAAAGGCACAGGAGCATCTTAAACAAGCAATGGATAAGCAAGGTTTATCTAAAGACACTACAAGTGCATTCGCTAAAGAAAAGAAAGCAGAGGTCGTTAAATCACATAATGATAAGGTTGATAAATTTGGACTTCCAAAAGAACTTAAAATTAACGAAACAGATGTTGAGAAAATTGATGATAAGATTATGAAAGCAAACAAAATGCTTAATGACTTATTAAAGAAAGACCCAACAAACAAAGATGTAGCAAACGCTCTATTCTCACTTAATAAAGAGAACACGAAGGCTGACGAGGCTATTAAACTTAATCGTTCTACCGAAGCATTAAAATCTTCAAAAGCAAAGGCTGAAAGAGACTTAGCAGCAGGTAAGTTTGAAGATAAGAAAACCGACTCTGATATGAAGCAGGTCGCTGAATACAATCGTGCTAATATTGCTAAGAAAAAGGCGGAACGTATATTTGAACAAGCTAAAAAAGATTACGATGAGAAACATCTACCTAAATGGAGAAAGGTATTAAACTCTATTCCAAGAGGGCAAACTGTACGTTTAATATCGGGTATAGTTGGTACTGCAAGAATAGGTGGTGCTACATTATTAAAACCCTCTGCCGACATTGCATCAAGACAGATAGGTAAGTTAAGCCCAAGCGCAATTTTTAATAAGATTGCAGGTATTAAAATGAATACCGAGAGAGAAACACCTAACTTAAAAACAGAACTTCGTACATTCAAAGAATCTTTAACAGGATTTAACGAGAAACAAGCTAAAGCTAAGATAGAATCAACTAAATCTAACTTAGATGGTGCGATAGAAAGAATATCAGATGTTACCGACAAACTTAACAACCTAAAGAAAGGTAGTAAAGAGTATTCCGATTTTGTACATAGCGATGAATACAATAAAGCCGTAAACGATTTCAATACCGCAAAATCAGAAGCTAATAAATTACTTGCCTATGAGTTTTTAGGTGGTGATGAAATGGATACTGCCGAAGCTATGAAAGCATGGAAAAACAGACTTGATATATTAAAGAAAGGTTCTACCGCTTTTGAGGAAAGTATGGGTGGGTATTTGCGTCAAGGTAGAAAGTCAACAGGGGCATACGATACTTTTAAGTATATAGCAGATGGATTTGGTCGCTCCCATGCCGCCTTAAAAGATTTATCAGCAAGACAAGCATTCCTCGAACATTGGTATAAAGGAGTTGATAAATTAACCGATGGGGGTAAAAATGAGTTATCGCCAAATGATGCTGAAGTGTTAATGGTAAGGGCTTACGAAAAATCATTCTTAGGAGGTAAGTTTCAAGGTGAAAATGGAGTTGCTAAATGGATTAGAAACACCGAGCATGAATGGGATAAGAAAGGTGGTGGATATATCGCAGCATCTTTTTTACTTAAAATGATAACACCCGTACTTCGTATCCCTGCAAATATCTACAAAGAAGGACATTTTAAATATCTGTTAGGTTCTATATTCGCTCCTGCTAAATTTGCTCACGAAGTTTATAAGTACGACAAATCATTAAGCCCCGAACAAAAGGAAGGATTGAAAGGACTTGATGGCTTTATGGATAAGTTAAGGGGAACAGCCGAGAATATGCCTCCCGATGTAGCAGACCATATTACAGAGTTGCGCAACAAAGGTTTTGCGGGTGCGGCAGTTGGATTAGCTTTAGGAACGTATTTATCAAGTACAGGGCAATTAGGATATGATGATAAAAGACATAAAATACTTTGGAATGGCGAACCTTTAGATAAGTTCACCAATGGGGTTTTATTACATACTCCATTCTTTGTTCCTTTTATAATAGCAACTATATTCCATCAAGTAAAAAAAGATGATACAGCAGATGATACTTATTCTGCTATGGATGCTTTGAATAAAACTTTTAAGCACGTTTACGAAGAGAGTGCGGCAAAGCCTTTACTTGAACTTGACCCTTCAAAGATGTGGAATCAGTTTACAACAGTAGCTTTTACAAAAGATATTTTTGAGGCTTTGGATGACAAGGAAAGAAAAGCTAATTTTAAAGAGGGTTTCTTTAAAGGTATTTGGGATAACTTAAAGATAACAACAGGTATCGGAAGGTGGACTGCACCAGAAAAAGAAGAACCAACGGTTAATGAAAAAGGCCCTGAAAGTGAAATATATAAAAAGACAAAAGAAGCCGATAAATTGCTTGAGGAAATAATTAATGCTCCTAAGATAAAATACAACAATAGAATTAAAGAACAGTTGACTAAGGAGGCTAATTTAAGACTTACTTTAAAGGCGTTAAAAGAAGGTAAACTAATAGATTTAAAGATGGCTGAAACAAGGTTAGAACAGATTAAAAAACGTCATAAAGAGATATTTAATAAATGACAAGCGGAGTAGTCATAACCTTACTTTTTATCTTGGCGGTTTACATTGTCTATGATATGATTAGAAACTCCGATAAATGGGGGGAGGACTAAATAGAAATTCCCCCCGAATATTTTATTGCTATTTTTATCAATTGAAAAAGTAAAATTGTTATTGATATTTTTATCAATTTATATTTCGGGTTCTAATACAAACGCATCTGTGTGTTCGTTTGTTGGTTGGTTTACTTGTGAATCTTGTAATTTCTTTTCAAAGAACATAGCCTCCACCTCCATCTTCATATATTGAACAGGAATACTATAATGTTCCATAGGGTTTAGAGGGTTTATGTACCTTATATCCAACTTACCTATTCTACGCCCCGTTTTTTTCTGTAATAAATAAGCGTAAATTGATAATTGTAAAGCATACCTATTTAATTTGCTATCTATAAGGTGCGACAATGGTTCTTTTAAAAATTTATGTACCCTCGCGCCTTTCTTATCAATATCAACTTGCCTTAGTCCTTTTAGGTTCGTTTTATAATCTGAGACATCAACTACGCTATTCGGGTGGGAGGAATATAGTAAAAGGTTATCACAAGTTCCCGCGATTAAATTTTCGGTGTCATATAAACATTGCTCTTGGAAACTTTTATATGCGTAATTATATTCTGAAACAATGGAAATTATCGCTGGACGTAAATATTCATTCTCAGGTAATATCTGCATGGTCTTTTGATACATCTCTAAGGCTGAATGAATTTTCGTTCCTTCATCTGCCCTCTCTGTACCATAACGCTTCCACTCTGCTGCTATATCTTCGGCATTGCCTCCTGTTGACTTAGCGACCATTTTTGACATCAACTGTGCATCAAAAGCCTCATAGAAACGTGAAATAAACTTACTCACGCTTTCGTATTGCCGACCATCCTTATCCATGTAAACGTGGTGGATTGGTTCTAAAGAAACATAATTATCGAGTCCGGGCATTATCATTATTCCAAATCTAAGTATTCGTTATTAGCTACTATTGGCTCAATTTTCTTCGCTGTACTTACTTTTACTGCTTCTCGTTTAGTTACTATGCCTTCTAAGTTAATCTCTCCATCATCATCCCTCGAAGGTATTATAGTTGGTGTTTCGGTAACTTCCAGTATCAATTCCGCCTCAACATCCGCCAACTTTATTTCCCCTTCGATTTGTCCCCCCGACTTTTCCTCCTCCTCGTCATGGTGGCCCTTCAAGAATACAAGTTCGTCCATATCCTTCATCTCCATTATCTCCTCCTCACTTATTGCTATCAGTTTATTCTTTGCTAAATATTTCTTGTGCCATTTAGCTTGTTGCTCTTCTGATAACGCACGGAAACTTTCCTCGTTAAATTCGGGGTTATGTCTATTCTCCCGAATAACGTACTCCACCGCCTGCATTGTTACCGCCTTGCTCAAATATACTTTCGTTTCCTCGAATATCCCGTAAATAATTTTTATAACATCATCGTACAAATAATATTCATCCGCATTAGTTACTTTGAAGGTTTGTAAAGGAACAACCTTTCCGCTTCCTAACGTATCCAACTCACCTTCGATAATAATAGCATTGCCTTTTAATTCAACACAGGTTACTTCTACTTGTTCTACGGTATATTTATGCTCTTTGTACCCGCAGATTGATAGTAAATGTAACTTTAACCACGAAAAGTTTTTTAGCAATGCTTCGTGTACAGGGTACTTCATTTCGGGCTTAAATGTATTAGCGAAACTATTTCCACAAACTTCATCTATTTTTTTGTAAATAATATTACTCCCCCTCTGCCCGTAATTTGTTAATTGCACTTTAGATATTTCTATATCTACATAGTCGTTTGTCTTTTTAGTCATCTTAGTTTTTGTTTTGATTAATTACTACTAAATTCTCGGAGTTATCCCACATATCTTTGAACAACGCTGTTTCAAAAATAATGATGTGGATAGTTATCTTGGTTATCATCTCCAATGTGTCTTTATTGTTTTGGTTTATTCTGAAACAATTTCTTACATATTCAAGGTTTACCATTTCGCTCCTGTAAAAATTAGCAGGAGCAATATTCGTTTGTAGTGTGTAGTGTTCTGCCCTTTCGTGCATAGCAACTTCTACTGCCGACATCTCCACCTCTTCTAATCCATACCCTTCTACTGAACAAACTCCTATTATTCCAAAGGTAGGATATTCACTTGGTATTACTCTTTTTGCTTCCGCCACCATTTTTATTGAATTTTATAATAATTAATCTCTGCTTCTTTCTAATGATTTACTGTATGGATTATAAACCTGTTGTGGCATAATCAAACAATCTTTCTCCAAGGGAAGTGTTTGGTGATTTTTTGTTGTTAATTCCGCGTTTCCCTCAACGAAGAATGCTTCTTTTACATTATCTAAACAAACTACCTGTTTAGCTTTTTCTACATAATGTCCGGCAGTACTACTAACAGCCACGTTGATTTTTAATTCATTTTTTTTCATCTTTTTTGTTTTTATTAATTATTAATTTTTGTAAAACATTCAGTTTGCCCTCCGAATGATATTTTAGGGTGATATTTATTACTTTTGTTTATTTTCTTTAACTCTGCCTCAATCTTTGATATTTTTATAGAATTATTTATATCTATTCCTCTTTCTTCAAATATCTTTACAATTTCATAACTGTATGGAATGTCTATTAATCTTTTTTTTAATAACTGGTAAGTCTTTCCTATTTTGTAAAAAGTCTCATTATTATTAAAACACTTAATGATGTAAACCTTAAACGAATCAAAATATTTACTTTTAGCCGCTCTGTTAAACCACACCTTATATTTAAAGGCGTTATTAGATAAATTATCTGTAGAGCATTTATTGCAAATTCTACCCCTTAAAAGATACGATGGTACAATCTCAATAAGTCCATGTTTTTTACATATAATTTTTATATGTACACTATTGTTTATATAATTTACTTTTGAGTAATCGTATAATTCGCCATGAACTTCTTTTATTTGATTTACGAAATATTTATTTTTAAACAAAGCACTTCTAATAGAAGGATTGCTCCCTATTTTTAAACTCGCTATTTCAACTTTACATATTCCATATTTATCTTTTATTAAACAAAAATCTATGTTATTACAAATTTTAATTATTTCATATCTGACATCAAATTTTTCCTTTAGAAATGAATTGAGTTTATTTATTTTTTCAGAATTACTTAACACCGTTGGTATTACACCCTGTAATAATCTTCTTGCTCTATAGTCGAATTTTCCGTTATTTGTTATTACAATAATATGGTTTTTTAGTTTTGATTCGTTTAAAAACACAAAGTTAGAATGAGGGTATATCTCGAAAAATTTATCATTAAAATTTTTAAAGTTTTTATTTCTCATTGGACTTTTAATTGTTAATTGTTTTTAAATTGTAATAACTTACGGTTTTTGTTTCTAATTTCTTTCCTTCTTCTTGGGTGTAATATGATATGCCAAAAAATTTATGCAGCTTGCTTTTGAAGTGTTTTTCAAAGTAGAAGTATTTACCAATTAATCCTATTATCCTTACAGATAATGGACAAGGGAAATCTTCTATATCAACCTCCGCTCCTTCGTAAAGCACAGTTTGATTTTGCACGAAATTATGTAAATTTTCCATGTTAGTACTCAAACTTAATTTTACTGAAGTATTCATCGCCTTTTAGCGACACAACATCACTAAAATCTTTTTCAGTAAGCATTTTATTCTTTAGTAATTCAGTTCCATAATCATCAAAATTAAAACTGAACATCTCCCCCTGCCTTGATATTGAAACTAAATTATCTTTCAGTTTTACAGGTATTTGACAAAGTGAAGCTATTGCGTCTTTAGCATTCTTTATGTCAGGATGGATTCCGAGAAAGAACATACGGTCAGTGCTTGGACAATAACATCTAACATAGGCAATACTAATATTATTCACGTTGCCTTTAAATAGAGTATAAACTCCAATATTCATTCCTTTTGTATTAGCAAGATATTTCGATTCTTTCTTATCTACAAAGGTATCAACTTCTTTTAAATGTTTTGATAAAAAATCAAATACAAACTCCCCACCAAACTTTTCTTCATAAAAAGCTAAAACAACTGATTTTATTTCTTCGTTCTGTTCTTTAGTCCAATCTTCAAATGAATATTCTTTTTTACTTAATTTATTAAATAGTTCCTGCGAAATATTAAATCCGTTTATGTAATACTGGCAATATCCGTCTTTAAATAATATCGAAGGTTTTTCAATAGAGTGCAACCTATTTCCTGAATTTCTTTTTATTTCTATTGGCATATCGGATACTATGCAGTAACCATTTAATTGAATTGTGTCGTAAACTCCACTTAATAAAATATCTTTGAATTTATTGAAATCGGAATTGTTATTAACCCCTATTTGTGTAAAGAAATCGTGAAAAGAAACCCAACCGTAATCTGATATGTTACCGTATGAACTAAAATTTTCAAAATTATCCCCGACATTATCCCCGACATTATCCCTGACATTATCCAAGACATTATCCCCGACATTAGCCCCGACATTAGCCCCGACATTAGCCAAGACATTAGCCCCGACATTAGCCCCGACATTAGCCAAGACATTAGCCCCGACATTAGCCAAGACATTAGCCCCGACATTATCCCCGACATTATCCAAGACATTATCCCCGACATTATCCAAGACATTAGCCCCGACATTAGCCAAGACATTAGCCTGTTTTTGTTTTAAAAACTCCTTCAAGTAACAGACAGCGATTTGACACGACATCGGACTATCAACATAAATAATAACAGGTTTGCTAAGTTTAGAAAACTCATAAAGCCATTCGATACCAATCTTTGCTTTTTCTTTGTCTAAAGAATTTTTACAAGAGAAAATGTAGTTAAGCCAGTAATCTCTTACCTCAAACATCAACTTTTCTTGCTCTTTTGTTAGCGATTCTAATTTTTCCATTAGTTCTTGTTTTTAATTTTCGACACAAAGGTAATTGGTTGGTTAATACGAAATCCAATTGTGAATAAATATTGTTGCTATTTCTATCAATTAGTTTTTTGGAAATGTTGTTGAGATTTCTATCAAGTTAAAACAGTAGTCCCTTCTCCCTTGCTTCTTTCGGATTTTCGTGTATCCAAATATGATGTTTCCGACAAATTGCTAACCAAGTTGTAATATCTAAAAAATATTTTGCGCGAGATTTCCCTGAATGTTTACATAGTAATTACTCGTATAAACTAAAGGTAAATCCTTTAACTGATTTTAGTTTCCCTTTACAGCATTTCCTTATTCCACTTTCGTCTATATTCAATGACATAGCTGCTGTTTTAGCTGAATCCCATTTAACCCTCCCATTATTTGTTATTTGATAAATAACGGAAGGACTTTTACCTCTTGGTAAAATAAATAGACCAGTTTTGTGAGCGTGTGAAATATTTTCTTTTTTAGTACTCCATTCAAGCATAAAAACCCTATTGTCACACTTTATCCCATTTATATGATTTATCTCTGGTTTATTTTGTGGGTTAGGAATAAAATACTTTCCAACCAATCTGTGAATATAAAGAACTTTTCTTTTCCTGTTTAATGAAACGTAAATTTGTAAATATCCATGTCCATTATTTTGTAAACACTTTATTGATTCTTGTATTCTCCTTAATCCACTCTGGCTATAATTAGAATTAACATATCTCTCCTTTCCTTTGATTCTACCAAAATTACTTATTTGATATTGCCCATCAAACTCAATAATATCTTTCCATTGTTCATAATAGGTAATGCCGTTGTAAACTTCTGTTAAATTTTCTAAACTTAAATTTTGATTTTCCATTAATAAAACACCCCTATCCAGTTACAAAGGCGTTCCAGTTGTGCGGTAGCACTAAGGCAATGTAAAAGAATAAGGGATTTTTTATATAATATCATAACTGAAACGCGGGACAAAGATAATTAAATTTTTAATATTAAAGTTATTTTTCAAATTCTATTTAAAGAATAACCCATTTTCTTACTCCACTCTACTTCCATCTCTATTTTGGTGTGGCACTTCCGACAAACTGCCATAAAATAATTCTTGTCCGTTAAAAGTCTGCAGGTGCGTCCTGCGCGATGGTGACAATCAGTACTTCTACTCAAGCATCCTTTCACCTCACAAATTGTATTTTCCGCCAAATATTCCGCCCGAAGTTTTAAGTATTCCTTATTCTCCTTCTCCCTCTTTACCGATAGCTTCCGTATCGCTACCCGTTTCTTCTTCTCCTTTGGTTCAGGTTTGGGACAAGGGGTGAATTTTCCGTTCTTCATGCCGCAAAAGTAATTCGTTTTACCACATCAAATTGAATTGTGAATAAATATTGGTGGGGTGACTAAAGAAATCCATCTATTTCCATTTGTCTTAATTCTTTAAGCCTTAATTCAGCCTCCGATTCTTTTGGTTTGTTCTGTATATCTATTTTAGCAATTGTCTTTACCCCGAAATCTAAAGTCACTTCGTCCATAACCTGTTTTACTATCAAAGAATAATTACCCGAACAAAATAAAGCATCGTAGATATATCCAACATAAATTTCACTCTCATTTAACCTTTTTATACATTCGGTCATTATTTCAACCTCCTTCTTAAACATCTTTCGAGAGGTGTTTTTATGCTTCTCTCCTTGTTCAAGTTCATTATCATATTTATCCCATCGGATATTATCCATCATTTTAGGTTCTTTCTGCCAATAATAATTGAATAAAGGGGAGTTAGTCATTTGCTCCCAAGTCTTATTAAAGAAACTTAAATGTTCTGTTTTTACGTCTTTTATAGGAATACCAGCCTCTTCTGCTATCTTAGCGTGGGTAATGTACTGTGTTACACCGCCATACAAATTAGCGCAAATATTCGGGTGAAGTGCGCTAAAATCTATTTTGTGTATCGGTTGGTCGTCCATCTTTACCATATCTCTTATCCATGATGGCATCAATGTAAAGGTATCGTAAACCCTCCCGCCACTTTTTTCGTCCCCTGCTTTCGGTATCATATATCCATCTTCTGTAAGATATTTGAAAATTTCTATGCTGTCCTCCGCCCATGTTATCCCCTCCGTTTTTTTATAATATTCTTTTGTGTGCCTGTTCAAAGATTTCAACCTTCTACCTTTGTTTGTAATGAAGTTTTCAGAAATTAGCTTTTTAGCCCTCTCCTGCACTTCTTTTAATGTCGGCAAGGTAATTCCCTTATACGCCCTAATTAAGTTCTTACAGATTGGATTTTGCAATGCCCTTATCAATGATTCTCGGTAATAGTTCTCCACCTTTGTTTTTACTAAGGTTGTTTTTACCTTATGTTTCACTATTCCATTACCGAAATAATTTTTACCTAACCTATATCCAAATGAGTAACTACCATAACTATATTTATGATTGCACTCCACTATACTTCCATTCCTACCTTTGTATTCTAAAGCCCTCAAAACTGCTGTCCTTGTTTTGTATTGATAATCAAACATCTCATTTAGGTATTCGGCTGTTAATCGCTTCCATCCGTTCAGCTTCTCGGTATCTGTTGTTGATTCTGAAATGGAAACATAGTAGGTATCAGCAAGTGCATTTAGAAAAAATAAACACATTTCAATAGCCACTGCCTTGTCAGGGTGAATATCGGTAAGTAATTCTCCGGGGGTATGTCGCTGTAAAAACCTATATGATTTCGCGGGTATTTTTACCGTATTATCCTGTACAAAAAATAGCGCTACGGTGGAATTGGAAAAACCCTCAAATTCGTCCAGAAGGTCAATAGGGATAGGCTTTTTGATTTTTTTCATTTTACCATCATTATAGGGTGTATAACTGTAATGAATAGTAGTATAGTAGTAATATTAGTAGTAATATAGTAAGAAGTAGTAGAAACAAGAGGTACAGAGGAACTTTGCCCCAAAAAAGCCACATTATTACAATATTTTATTTTTAACCCTGTACTCTGCATAAACCTATACTAATAAAAAATCCCGCAAAACCTAAAATTAGGTCGCGGGTGTTAATTCCTCTTCTAACATCTTATAAATATCCACCTCATTCATTTCACTACACTCTTTTATTAATCCTACCAAATTTAATATACCCTCTTCACTAAAAGAAAATCTACTTAACTTATAACTTTCATAAGGATAACAATCTTCGGTAAGTTTTAACTCTCTTAACTCAACCCCTTGTATAAATTGTATGTGGTGAAAATAAATGTGCGTGATATGGTACTCTTTACCTTTAACAACCCACAATGAAACAGGTATCTCACTTGGCTTATTACTATCATCTATACAAACACATTTTACCATTTACTAACCGTATTAAAACAAGAATCCCGACAACATCTCTTACATGCCATCGGGACTTAATCTTGTATTCGGGTAGGTAAACCTCCAAAACCTAAATATCTTTATATCCTTTTGTTGGTAAGAGCAACTATTTCGGTATCATTTATTTTTTCATGCAGCAAAAGTAATACATAAACCAATACAAAACTAAAATATTTTTATTGCTATTTCTATCAAGTCGTTTTTGAACTTCTTTATTGCTATTTCTATCAAGTTACTAAAACCCACCAAAGGTACACCACTCTAAGGAGACCACCGATTCCATCATTTCAGAAACCACCAAAAAACGTAAAAATACCTCGCGGAAATACTTTTCAACACAGTTATCAACACACCCAAAAATAGTTATTCACAACTGTAAATCGCACTAACTTCCATTATACCTTTGTCGAAAATTGAAAGTAATGAAAAGAAAATTTAAACACAAATACCTGCACCTTACAGCAGTAGCTTCAAGGACACAAAATAGTATTAATTATTTAATTACTATTGACGACAATGATAAAGCGCAGCCATATTGGATAATTGCAAATGAAAATATTGAAAACTCAACCGACTGGCTCGAAGTAAAGGAAGAACCTAAGAAAGAATACCCGAAATGGATTTTAAAGTTTTTAGATAAAACTAAGTGTAATTATTTTTCAGATGGGTATTACGATGGAAACCCTGAACTTAAAGCATATAAAAGAAGCCACCATACATTTGATTACAATAAATGGGTGCGTGTAAATATGGAGCAAGGAAACACTATTTACGAAGTTAAAAACTCCAAAGGAGAAGTGTTTAAGGTCGGGGATGTGTGCGTTCCTTTCTATGGTTACGAAGGATATGGAGAAAGAATTAAATCATTCTCAATTAATAGCGGAATTATTTGCTCGCAATGGGATAATATAAATCGTCACGGCAACAACATTGAATACATTCCAAAAGTTGTAAAACCCGAACCTAAAACATACACCGTACCCGAAGACTATTGTAAAACAAATATCAATTTAAAAACCCCCTATAGTTGGCATAAACTTTACGAACTTCAACTCGCGGAAAATAAAAATCTGAAAAAATGTTGGCGCGATGCAATCCAAAGTAACAACGAGTATCTTATTGAAAACGTAAAACTGAAAACCCAAATTGACGCTTCTGTATTACACATAGGCATTCTAACCGACCTGCTAAACAAAAAATAATAAACAATGAAAAAAATAGCAATATTAATCTTGTTAGCGATGGTATCCTGCAAGAAAAAAGACGAGGTTACTCCAACTACTCCTAACGGTAGCTTCATATACCCCCGTTATTACAAAGTTAGCGGCAGTTTAGTAGCAAGTGATACCCTTTACTTCAACAACAATACTGTTACACAATTAGTGAAAATCAGCAATGGTAATTTCGGGAACTCCCCCTATACCATCACAAACGGAATTATAGACATACCAATCAGATTTGACGTAACAGGTACTAAATACATTCACACCTACAATAGTGGCATCCCGAATGCCATTCACGGGGATAGTTTAACCCTTTCCCTAAGCATATTCCACACCGCAGGAGCAGTTATTTGGAGCGAGTACGGTATAGTTTACAAAAAGTTTTAAAAACCTATGGACAAATTAAAAGTAAGGCAAGAAGTCCAGAAAGAAACAATCAAAAAAGGGATAGACTACATCAAGGAAGCGGTAAATAAATCATTCCCGACAGTTGAGGACATAACATTAACTGATAAAGGAGAAGTTGAGTGGTCGCAAGGAAGCGGTGTGCCAACAGTAGAGATTACTAAACTAATATCAAAACTATGAGCGAAAGGCCAAAATTACCATCTCGGTTAGAAATGGAAAAACTTTGCAGAAAGTTTCCAAATACCCCCGACTTAACACTTGCAAGAAAAGGATATAAGGAGAATCCTAACTTATATAAATCATTAGACCACGCAAGAGGTGTAGTCAGGACTATTAGAGGGCATAGAGGCAAAAACGCTAAAGCGAATTTATTAGACAAATCAATGGTGAAGCCCGTAACTAAAAACACAAACCCTTTTAACCTGCCCGAATCGTATGCGAATGACTATACACCGTATATAATCAATCAATCACGAACTTTAATCATATCGGACTTACATATACCTTACCAAGACAATAAAGCGATTGAATTAGCCTTAAATTACGGATTAGATAAAAATGTTAATTGCATATTAATCAACGGTGATTTGTTGGATATGCCGAACCATTCAAGATTTGAAAAAGATTGGCGTATGCGTTCCACATTCGAGGAGTTTGAAGCAACCCGACAGTTTTTAATATCATTGCGTAAAACATTTCCAAAAGCAAAGATAATATTTAAAGAAGGGAATCACGATGATAGATGGGAGCGTTGGTTATATGTTAAAGCACCCGAAATATTTGACGACCCCGAATTTAGACTTGACGTTAGACTTAAGTTAGGCGAGTTGAAGATAGACCACGTTAAAGATAAAAGAATAATTAAGATTGGTAAACTTTCTGTTTTACATGGACACGAAATGTTCGGAGGTAGTGGGGGGGTTAATCCTGCCCGTTCTACTTTCTTAAAAACAATGAGTAGTGTTGTTGTAGGACACTATCATAAAACTTCATCTCACGTTGAAACAACGATGGAAGGAGATGTGATAAGTGTTCATAGTGTTGGTTGTCTTTGCGGATTGAACCCGCTATATGCCCCAATAAACAAACATAACTTAGGTTTTGCTTACGTTGAAATGGATATAAAAACAGGTGAATACCACATTAATAACTTAAAAATAATCAAAGGAAAAGTTTTCTAATGACAAGAATAAACCTACTATCCGATGGAACAACCGTGTTCCTTAAAAACTTAAAACAATCGGGTATCATAGTAGGCGCGATAATAAGACAAAAGAAAGTAACGTATGAAATCGGATACTATTCAGGAAGCGAATACAGAGTAATAACACTAAATAGATTCGAGTTTGACGTAGTTAAGGACGAGGGAACAACACAGATAGGGTATAAGTAATGGCAAAGAAACCAACAATAAAAGTTATCGAAAGAAAGTTAGGGCAGTTCAAAGCCGACGGTTTCTACAACCCAAACAATAACGAAATTGAAAAACCCCCAACACCACAAAAAAACATATTACAAGAACTAATTAAAAATTAAAAAATCCCAACTTTATCTCGCGGGAATTTAAACCCCATACTATCATGAAAACATACATAACATTAATAGAACTTCCAGACTGCCTTAAAAATACCTTATTCACTAATTCCCATATATGTGGTAACTACTTCCAAAACGGATACATAAAAGGAAACCGTTACGAAAAACAATTCGTTGAAAATAATCCGCATATATTTAAACAAATTAAAATACTTGACGCTATTACGAATATAGAAATGCACCCTTAAATATTACATACTACTACCATTACTCTATTTAAACCACAAGCACACCCTCTTTTACCCCTCAACAACAAATCAAACCTAATAGTACAACATCACTAAAAAGTAACCCTTGCGATTTTGACACAAGGATTACATACCATCAAAAAGTCATGTACACACATTCTTTAACGGAATTCATCTTTTAAAAAATAACCTGCGTGTGTTCTTTATCGGGATTGATTTAAAAAAAAAATACCCTGTGCGTGCCCTTTTAAAAAAAAAGTGTTCTATGCGTATTTAATGCAGGGATAACGACCCCATAACCGACCCCACAGCCGCAAAAGGAAAACGCATTCACTTTAGCCGGGTGGGGCAACTCTAAACGGATTTACGATTTCAAAATACTGATTTAAGACTGAACAATAGAAATGAGTAGAGATAACCATGCTCTCAACATGACAACATGACACTTGTCAAGGAAACGTCATAAATAGCCATCAATAATCAACATTATGTTAAATAGACAATCTCGACACATGATTGAAGCTCTCAACATGACAACTTGACCCCTCCCCTACCCCACTGATTTCAGCAAATGTTAAAATAATGACCTTTTTTGGTCTGTTTTCTGCAAAAATACCATTTTTTGAAACCGTTGATACCATTGAAGAAAATGCCAATCGTCCACCGTATGGAGACAACTATTTTCCAACCATAAATAATATGTTAAAATAATGGCTGATTTTGGCTGTTTTAATGTTTATTTTGTTCACAATTTCAAAATATATCATAAATGTGTGTATATTTGCCAACAAGTAAGGGGGATAATCCCTCTTGCTTATTTGATAAAAGGTCAATATTTATCACAATCATTATGACAAAGGGAGTAAGAGCGTACGAAGGCCGAACAAACAAGGCGATAATTCATTTATTTAGAAAGCGGAAGCAAACCATTTTAGATATAATGCCGATATTGAGGTGTGGGAAGTCGAAAGCGTATAAGATAGCTGAGAACTATCGTATATTGACAATAGGGGAACTGCTGATGCTGTCAGGGTGCTTAGATATACCATTTATCGAATTGGTTGCTATGTTGCATTTGAATACTCCTAAATTGAATAAAGAACAGAGGGAGGGATTAGAGGATATAATAAAGAGGGTTGAAGGGGAGTAGGGGTATTTAATACCGCGCGAATAAATTTCGATTTTTATAAAATTTCCCAGTATATCCCGAAATTGATAGAAATAACAATGTATTTTTGTATTTATTAGTTGATAGAAATATCAATAAAGTAGCACCATTCGGATAGGTGTGTATATTCTTTTCTTTAGTAGTTGCACGATTCGCCCTGAATTGTGTTTTTTTGTGTCAAAATTCATCTATTGTATTTTAGTTTGCAAGGTTAGTTTTTGAGTTTGGTCGAAAAACTATGTTATACATAGTAGTTACTCAAAGCCTTTGTTTATGGGGCTTTTATTTTAAAAGCATTGATTTAGTTGGTTTATTTAGGGTATTTTGCGCTTTCCTTTATTTGTGGGGTTTTTAATGAGTGCGAAAATTATTTTTATTATTTAGTCTAATAATTGAAACAACCGAAAACAATTTGCAATACTTTTGTATCGAGAAAAAAATATAACAAATGTACACACACACCACAACAATAAAAAACGGCATACTTATAAGAGATGCAAGAAAAGCATTGCAATTTTTACTTAACTAATTAAAAGTCCTTCGTATTCTCCCACCAAAGAGAACGGAGGCAAAATAATAACTAATAATTACAAGCAAAATGAAAAATTTAAACAGTACAACAGAAGCACAAACAACAAAAAAAGTAGTAATGTATCAGCAAATTGAAGCGCACGGGCAAAATTTAAACAATATCTTTAATACGGGGATTGACAATGTAACACTTTGTAAAAAATTGCACAGGTTAGAAAAGCAAGCTCATAGAATTGCAACGGATTACTGCAACGGAGAAAACGGAGTTGATAGTGAAATTATTGACAGTTTTGTTAATCCTATTTTGGCAAAGGTTGTTAAATTATTGGGTAATGGTTGCCCGGTTCAGTTTAACGGAGATGCGCGGGGATATGCTTTAAAAATCAGCGACAAAATTGTAAGGGCAAACGGATTGAAAATTTATACAGATATGGGAGGGTATGGTATTATTTGCCCTGAATTTAACGGTAATTAATTTACTTGTCCCGTTCAAAGTCGGGTAAAAAATGATGACAGGGGACTAACTATCCCTTGTAAACTTACACAAGCAGACCGGAGCAGGTCTATAAATTCCGCGACAATAAAATGAATACTTTAAATATTACAGTAACAGCAAACGGACAAGAGTTTGAAATTGATGTAGTGAACCTTATTTCAAAAGATGAAATTGTGGATTTCATTAATGAGAAAATGGATGAGGAAGCAGAAGAAGCGGGAGAAACAGAAAGGGAAACGGGTATAGGAACA